AATTTGGGAATAACGACCCGATAGCGATTGACGAGAACAACGTTATTATTGAAGGCCACGGACGCTACAATTCAACGCTGGGAAGAACACACAGGACAGACGGCTGTTAAGTTGAATTAAGAATACTATTTGAAAAGGAAGTGAGGCGATGGCTAATGAGGAAAACTTGATCCCTTTTAATAAGCGAACAGAGAAAGAGCAGAGGGAAATACAGAGAAAAGGTGGCATCGCTTCCGGAAAGGCTAGACGAAAAAAAGCCAACATGAAAAAAACGCTTGATGCCTTTCTTGTTTCTCCCGTTGCTAGTCCTAAAATGGCTGAAAAGTTAAAGGAAATGGGCTTTGAAGACGACTTCGAGTCCGCTTTGATAATGGTCGCGATACAGAAAGCCTTAAAAGGAAGCGCGCGACACATGGAACTAATTGTCAAAATAGCAAACAGCGAGGGCACGAAAGATACGCTTGATAAGAAAGAACAAAAAGCGCGTATCAAGGCTCTGGAACTTGAAAACAAACGCAAGGCCCAGGCATTAGACGAAGCGGGAGGTGGTGCTGATGAGTCAATCCTCATCATCGACGATATCCCGAACGACTAAACCAACTATAAAGCTAAGTAAAGAGATCAACCCTAAGTTTTATAAAGTATGGCGGTCAGCAAAGCCTTACAATATTTTAAAGGGTGGTCGTAACTCGTTTAAGTCATCGGTCATTGCTCTCTTGCTTGTTTTTATGATGATTAAAGCGATAACCAAGGGGCGATGCGTAGAGATCATCATTGTCCGGAAAGTTGGAAATACTATCTTTGATAGCGTCTATAAAAAGATAATCTGGGCGCTTGATAAGTTTGGCATGGCTAATCAGTTCAAGCGGACTAAAAGCCCGTATAAGATCGTACATAGACGGACGGGTTCGACGTTCCACTTCTACGGCCAGGACGATTTCCAGAAGCTGAAATCTAATGAGGTCGGAAAGGTTATTGCGGTATGGTACGAGGAAGCGGCAGAGTTTGCTGATTCAGAAGAGTTCGACCAGTCAAACAGTACCTTTATGCGTCAGAAGCACCCGGACTATCCGTTTGTACAGTTCTTCTGGTCGTATAACCCACCGCGCAACCCTTACAACTGGATTAATGAGTGGGTCGATTCGTTAAGGACAGCGGACAAGTATTTAATACATGAGTCCAGCTATCTTGATGATGAGCTGGGATTTGTGACTGAGCAAATGCTGGACGAGATAGAACGTATCAAGACCAACGACTACGACTACTACAGGTATTTGTATCTGGGAGAACCCGTGGGCCTTGGTACAAACGTGTATAACATGGATCTGTTTAAACGCGTAGACAGAATACCAGACGGTGAACGCGTTATCGGTCAGTTGTTTGCAGCAGATACGGGACACCAACAATCAGCCACTACCTGTTTGCACGCAGTCGTGACTAATAGGTCCAATCTTTATCTTGTGGACAACTACTACTACAGCCCGGCTGGTAAAGTCAAAAAGAAAGCTCCGAGCGTATTATCTAAGGAGCTACATGACTTTGTTATCAAGCAGACGCAGAAATATCCGAATGTACCAGTCATTGAAATGACGATAGATAGTGCGGAGGGAGCATTGAGAAACCAGTATTTAGAAGACTTTGGCATTCGTTGGCACCCAGTGGCCAAGAAGAAGAAAATAATAATGACAGAGTACGTCCAATCGCTACTTGCGAGTGGCCGTTTTTATTATTTCCCAACAGAAAATAACCTCAAGTATTTTATCGAGGAGCACAAGCGTTATCAGTGGGACGAGAAAACTGTCAAGGACGACGACCCGAAAGTTATTAAAGAGGACGATCACACTTGCGACGCGTTCCAATATATGGTCGTAGATAATGCACAACTACTACGATTAAAAGCCTAGAGAAAGGTTTGAAATGAGTATCTTACAATCAATAAGAAATATATTTAAGAGGGGTAAATATGTAATGACAAGCCAATCATTAGGCAATATCACAGAACATCCTAAAATCGCAATTAATAAGGACGAATACGATCGTATTCAAAAAAACTTGAAATACTATCAAAGTAAGTGGGACCCTATCCGGTATCGAAATTCTAACCGAGTTGATAAACAACGGACTAGAAATCACTTGCCTATTGCCCGTACAGCTTGTAAGAAGATCGCCAGCCTGGTATTCAATGAGCAGGCTGAGATAAGCGTGGCAAACGGAACAACAAACGAGTTCATTCAAACCGTTTTGCTGAATGATCGTTTTAATAAGAACTTTGAGCGATACCTTGAGAGCTGTTTGGCCTTGGGTGGTCTTGCTATGCGTCCATACGTTGACGACGACAAGATCAAGATATCATTCGTACAAGCCCCTGTATTTTATCCATTGCAGTCTAACACGCAGGACGTATCTTCTGCAGCGATTATCAATAAGAGCCAAAAGACGGTGGGCAAGGAAACGATCTACTATACTTTGGTTGAGTTGCATGAGTGGACCAAGGATAAGAAATACACAATCACTAATGAACTGTATCGCTCGAGCGAAAAGGAGCGCGTTGGTGACCGTGTACCACTATCCGAGGTATATGAGGACCTAGAGGAAGAAGTAACGCTTGATGGGCTTACACGGCCGTTATTTACTTACTTAAAACCGCCAGGTATGAATAATAAAGATATTAACAGCCCGCTGGGTCTGTCTATCTTTGATAATGCTAAGAGTACTATTGACTTTATCAATACCACTTATGACGAGTTTAAGTGGGAAGTGCGCATGGGTCAACGGCGCGTGTTAGTACCAGACCAAACTGTCCGGATTGGTTTTGACCATCACGGGGAAACTGATCTTGTCACGCGCGAATTTGATCCAGAGCAAAACGTCTATGAGCAGATAGACGGTGGCAAAGATACACCTATCAACATCACAGACCTTACTACTCCTATCCGTTCGGACGACTATATCAAGGCAATCAACGAGGGCCTTGCGCTCTTTGAGATGCAGGTTGGAGTATCGCCTGGAATGTTTACGTTTGATGGTAAGAGTATGAAGACTGCTACCGAGGTTGTATCCGAGAACTCTGACACATACCAGTTGAGAAACAGCATCGTGAGCCTTGTAGATCAATCTATCAAAGAGCTTGTGATCTCTATTTGTGAAATTGGTAAGCTGTACGGCTTGTATAGCGGTCCTATCCCAGAGATGGACGATATCACGGTAAACCTTGATGATGGTGTCTTTGTTGATAAAAACAACGAGCTGGACTACTACGCTAAGGCTTTGTTAAGTGGCCTTGTCAGCAAGCAATACGCTATATCTAAGGCGCTTGGCTTGTCAGATAAGGAAGCTGCACAAATGCTCGCGGACATCAAAAAAGAGACCGCTGAGAGCATGGAGCTAGAGCGTAGCACCAGCGAAGTTGATATTTATGGAGAGTGAGTAAATGGCGCGTAACAAGTACCCGGTATTATTTAACGAGGAACAACTAGAATTGCGCGCTTCACAGGTCGGTGATATCTATCATCAAATGGCGCGTGACCTATTCGACGAGGTGATTGATAGGCTATTAGAGCGCGGGGCTGAATCGCTGGCAGATAACCCGTACATCTGGCAGTTAGAGCGTATGAGCCAGATGTACATGTTAAATGAGCAGAACCTGGACACAATCGCACGTTACTCTAAAATAGGCCGTGAACAGCTCAGAAAGGTCATTGAAGATGAAGGCTTTAAAATCTATCAGACGACCAAAGAGCAGCTTATAGACGACATCGGAGATGGTGATTTTGGCAATTCTAAGCACGCGCAGGAGTTGTTAGCTGGATATTTTGAACAGTCGCACGGTGATATTAGTAACTTGATTAATACCACGCTCCCTGGCATCGTGACAGATGTGTACCGTCAAATGGTCCAGGAAGTGGTGGCCCGTCAAGTGGTCGGACTAGTCACACACGACAAGGCTGTGTCTCAAACCGTGATGAAATGGCAAGAGATAGGCTTTAAGGGTTTTATTGACCGCGGTGGGCATTATTGGAAAGTGGACAACTACGCTAGAACTGTTATTAAAACAACTGTCATGCGTAGCTACCGGGAGATGCGGACGATGCCAGCGGACGAGCTGGGTATTGATACCTTTTACTATTCCAAAAAGGCTACGGCCCGCGAGGCTTGCGCTCCTTTACAGCATCGTATAGTAACCTATGGTCCAGCCAGAGAAGAACACGGTATTAGTATTCTATCGCTTGCAGATCATGGCTACGGCACTCCTGGAGGCTGTCTTGGTATCAACTGCGGACACATGCTCACTCCGTTTGTACCTGGCATAAACGAACTCCCAGAGCTTGGCCCAGATGTTAAGAATGTAACGCAAGAAGAAGCAATCAGAAATGCTAATGCTCAATCTAAGCAAAGGGCATACGAGAGAGCTATTCGCAAGTCAAAAGAGAAGCTACACGTTGCCGAGAAGTTAGGCGACCAGGAACTTATCAGCAAGTTTAAAAACAAAATCAGAGATCAACAGGCAACCTTGCGAGATTATATCGCGGACAAGCCTTTCTTACATCGTGACTATGCGAGAGAAAGGTATTTCAAACCAAACGAAGAATAAAGGCTTTTATAGCCTTTTTTATTTTGCTCCCTTTCTGGATAAGAGGTGATTTCCTCCTTTTTTCTTACCTCTTGCGGGATCGTACCCCGCCGGGAGCTTTCGTTGGCGGACGTAAACCGCCAAAATCGTCTACTGGACGTAAAACAGGAAGGAGTTTTAGACATGAGTTTAAAACGCGAAATGTTAGTTGATGCAGGTATCGAAGACAAGGAAACTATTGAGCGCATTATGGCAGCGTACGGGTCAGCAATCAAAGAGGCCAGATCTGAAGTACAGGCAGAAAACGACAGCTTAAAAACACAACTTGAGCAACGGGACCAAGCTATCAAAGACTTACAAGCTAAAGAGGGAGCTAGTGAAGAAGCTAAGAAACAACTGGAAGAATTACAAGCCCAATTCGAAAGCTACAAGACGGATAGTGAAGCGAATCTTGCTCAAGTTAAGAAAACCAACGCGGTTGCTTTAGCTTTGAAAGACGTGGGAGCGCATAACTCCGAGGACCTAATGAAGTTTATTGATCTTGATAAGATCGAGCTTACTGAAGATGGCAAGCCAAAACTAGAAGAAACTATCAACGGTCTGAAAGAATCAAGCCCTTACCTTTTTGTAACAAAGGAAGAACCACAAGAACCACAGCCAAAGTTCGCGCTTGGTGGCAATCCGTCCGCTGGTGGTGATAGTGACCTCAGCCCGGAAGATAAAGCTCTATTTGCTGGCTTTGACAGCATTTAATAAATAAAAGAAAGTAGGATAAGCCTATATGACTATTAACTATGCAGCAAAATTTGATGCTAAAGTAGATGAGCGCTTTACCAAGGAAGCCCTCTCAACTGGTATCGTCAACTCTGACTATGACTTTACCGGTGTAGACACTGTTAAAGTGTACTCAATCCCAACTACAGCAATGAACGACTACGAGCTTACTGGTAACACCCGTTACGGTACGGCTGCTGAATTGGAAAACAATGTACAAACATTGACACTTACTAAAGACCGTTCATTCACGTTTACAATCGACAAACGCTCTGTACAAGATACAAACGGCGCAATGGAAGCAGGCAAAGCCCTTGCCCGCCAACTTTCAGAAGTTATCATTCCAGAAGTCGATACTTACCGCTTCGGCAAAGTCGTTGCCGGCGCTGATACAGCCAATGTTAAAACTGGCGCAGTAACTAAAAACAACGCTTATGAAGCAGTGCTTGACGGTCAAGTTAAATTGACTGATGCGCTTGTACCAGAAGAAGGACGCAAGCTCCACGTATCTCCTGAGTTTTACAAACTCATTAAACTCGATCCATCATTCGTGAAGAACTCTGACCTCGGTCAAGAAGTAGCGTTTAAGGGTCAAGTGGGAGTTATCGACGGCTTGCCTGTTATCTTAACACCTACTTCACGCTTGCCAGAAAACGTAGCGTTTGTTATCGCACACCCAATCGCAACCACTTCCCCTGTTAAATTGGAAGACTACAAGATCCACGATAACCCACCAGGAATCAATGGCTACCTTGTAGAAGGTCGTATCCGTTATGATGC